TATACTATTTAGGAGAGTATGGGTCGCTGCATCAGATACATCAAATGTCCCGGATATATTTGTTGCTATACTATTTAGGAGAGTATGAGTTGCTGCATCAGATACATCAAATGTCCCGGATATATTTGTTGCTATACTATTTAGGAGAGTATGGGTCGCTGCATCAGATACATCAAATGTCCCGGATATATTTGTTGCTATACTATTTAGGAGAGTATGAGTTGCTGCATCAGATACACTTAATGTAGAATTACCAAAATTAACTTGTATATCTAAATTATTAATTGCTGTTAATATATTATTTGATGATTTAAGAATACTATCAAGATTACCATTTATATTATTTAATTTAGTATTCCCTATTATTTGTTTATCATTCATATTCATTAGATTCATATTTATATCTGTTAATCGGTTAATATATGCCATTATTAAAAGAAACACGATTTTTTTAAATTAATTCTTAGGAATTATTCCCTATGTCAGATAATAAGAGCCCAACTATAAATAAAAATAATTAGAACTAATTATTTTTATTTAATTTTAAGGCTCTTAATAAGTGGAACCGGGAATAATATCTATAGATATTCTATTAATATCATGAGTAAGAATAGGAAAATTAATATGTTTCATTATATCAGCAACAAATTGTCTAACATAAAATCCACTTGAAACAGTAATAGTAATTGGAAAACTATATAAATGTGTACAATGCATCAAGTCTATTTCATTATATTGTTTAATAATTTCATCCTGTCTAAAATTATTCTTCCTATCTATATTATTAATTTTTGTACAAATATCATCCTTCCATTCATTATAATTATATTTCTTAATATCATTATAATGAGCATTATAAAGTGTTACCATATGTTTCGGTTTAGTGATTGGGATTTTATTCAATGCATAATACCAGAGTGATTTACCCTTGTACTTAATAGAACTAAAATCGTGAAACTCTTGCATTATATCTGTACCAACGTGAATATCAATATATTGTTTAATAGATTGAACCAGGGTGGTAATATTAATATTTGATGAGCTTATGGGTTTGTTCTTCAACAATCCCATAACATCATCTGTATTTGCACAGATACATAGAGATGAGCTTATGGGTTTATTGAAGAATAAACCCATAACATCATCTGTATCTGTTGATAAGCCAAAAATAATCTCAAAGGTATATGTTTTATTTTTTTTATTATACATTTCCATCATCTTACATTCGTCATCAACCAATAACATTACAGTACCTCGTGCCATTGGGTCCAATCTCCCACTATAACATACTTTATTATATATTTTTTTATATTTATCAATAAGTGTATTCATTGTCATTCCAGCCTCTTTATTTATAATTATCATTATATATAATTATTATTCAAGATAAAATGTAAAAATATCAATTTTTATACCACCCACACTCAATCATAAACAAACCTTATTCACACTTAAAATATTATTATTTTACTCATTATAATATAATGAGTAAAATAATATCAAATGGTAATTCAACATCTTCCACACTGGGTGTCAGTGGTATATTTACTGGAACAATTGAAGACGTTTCAAAATACATATCTATTCTTATTACTATTAATAGTAATGTTAGTAGTAGTAGTAATGGAGTTAAAATTTATTTTGGTGCAACAACATCTAGTTTGAAATTAAAAAAACAATATACTTATAATGCAAATGAAAATACTAGTATCCCTATTAAAGTTACGGACAGATTTTTTCAGATTATTTATAACAATGGGACAACATTACAAACAAATTTTACTATGCAAACCTATTATATGGAGAGGAATATGGATGGAGATGTAAATGTTAGTTTTAATAACAAATCACTTGATTTATTTGGTAATTTAAAAACATCTAATCCATTCACTTTATTAGACATTACACATATTGGAAATAAAAATACATTAATGATGGATGAATTAGTAAGTGGGGCAGGTGCTACTAGTACTTATAGTAATGCATCAGTTGTTATGAGTGTTAATGCAACTAGTCAAACAATCACACGTCAAAGTAGATTATACGCTCAATACCAACCTGGTAAATCATTATGCATTCGTATGACGGGTGTAATAAATGGCTCTTCAAATGCTACTACTACTACCAGTCGAATTGGTTATTTTGATAATAATAATGGTTTATTTTTTGAATATAGCAATGGTCTTATGTATATTGTCGAAAGAAATAATAGTGTTGATACGAAAGTGGTTCAAACAAGTTGGAATATAGACCCATTAAATGGTAATGGTGTATCTGGTGTAAATATCCCATTTACTTATAATATTATTTATTATATTGAGTTTGCATTTCTTGGTGTTGGTCATGTACGTTTTGGTTTTTATTATGACGGAGTTCTTTATATTGCTCATATTTTACAACATACTACTCTTACCTATCCCTACATTCTATCGCCAAATCTCCCTATTAGATACCAAATCAGTTCAACTAGTGGGAGTGGTTCACTCGTATGTACTTGTGCATCTGTTCAAAGTGAAGGAGGATATAATTTAATTGGTTTTCCATTTAGTGCCGGTATGTCAACAACTGGTAAAAGTGTATCAACTAATGGTGTTAATTATTTGATGTCGATTCGGTTAGCTTCAAATCAACGCAAATTAGTTAAATTACAATCTATTACTATTTTTTGTACAACAACCGCAAACTCTGCATATGAATTATATAAATGTTTTTCAAAAACAGCAAGTCCAATGGCTGGTACTGCATTTACAGCAGCTGATACTAATAGTGTTGTAGAATATGATATTACTGCTGCAGTTGGTAGTTTTACACCGGCAACTGCAGGTGCAATACTTATTTATCGTGGTTATTTCTCAGATAATGTTAATCTTGGGTTAACGGATCTTAGTAATACAGATGGTCCATTATATCTTACCAGTGGAATAGACACACCTACTTTTGCAACAGATTATTATATTTTATGTGTTAGAAATTATCCTGCAGCTGCGAATACTTACTATGCTTCTATGAATTGGGTTGAAATATAACTCTTTATTTTTTATTATTATAAATCAATAATTTTACTCTATCCCGTGTTATATTATCATCCCCTCGTTCCCTAAATAATTCCTCCAATATATCTTTTGCTTTCTGGTCTAATTTATTCCCTAATTCTTGATAAAATTCTTCAATATCACAAACTCGATATTCTATCATATCCGTTATAGCCTCATCCTTATCAACTATTTTAAATTTATTAGTATTTATATCATATAAATGGGCTTCATTTTTACGGTTATTTGTTATAAATATATTTTTAAATTGCGGATAATCATCATTAAAATGGACCTTCTCAATAAGATGGTATAATGCATTATTTTTCTTATTTAATACTTCTAGTTTTTCATTAGTATTAAATAGAGCCGGGATATCTTCCCTCCCCAATGATATTATGTTTACATTATTTACTGTATTATTTATTGTCCCATTATTTGTATTATTACTATTATTATTACTATTTGTATTATTTATCATTTTCTGTAATGTTTTTGGATGAATCTTATTTCTTGTGTTAAGTAAATCCTTTATTTGTTCTTTTAATATATCCAATTCTTTTTTAGTATTTATCGATTCATCTTTCAATGTATTTATTTCTGTTTTTAATTCTTCATTTTCTTTTAGTAAATTCTTTTTTACGGTGCAGATAGAATAATGTCGCTGTAAACTTTTATAACATGATAGTTTTTTATAACAATATTTGCACGTATCGTTAGATGTATTTTCATATAATTCAGTTGGTACAGGAATGTTGATTTTTTGTACCGATTGGTCATCATTTTGTTCAAAATTGTTGATTTTTTGTCCATGTTTAATCGAAATATGTCTGTACATACTTTGGCGGTGTTTATATTTTAGACCACAATCTTTACAAATGTAAACATCTTGTAAGCTCATGTATATAAAACAATATAAAATATTTCTTTATAGTTAGAATTTTCTTATGCTGACAAATGTCAGCATTATGCTGTCAAGTTATGAAACTTGCGGGGGGGGAACCCGGAAAATAAATCCTATAGAAATTGTTTTGTATAAAAATCTTTGTAAAATTTATAAAATTTCAAAAATTTACAAAAACTATATGTTTTTCAAAAGTCCATTTTAAACGAACGCAAAAATATATAAAATAAAAATAATAATTGATTGCAAAAATAAAATATTTTATAAAATATTTTATTTTTAATTCTACGAATAAATTTATTTGAAAAATCAATTCAAAATATAAAACGCCTTTAATTTACTAAATCCATTAAAATCAGATGCTGCTGCTACAGTGTACGCCCCAAAGTTCTTAATAAAGCACCATTCTCCAATAGCAAGTTCGGGTAATTTAACACTCATACAAATCTTATCGATACTATCACAAGTTGGACCATATACAACTGAATCATATTTTTCACCATTTCGCTCATTATAGGGTAGTAATTCAGGTGTCTGGTGGTCAAATACAATACAATTAAATGAACCATAAATTCCATCGTTCATATTATAATGAAACTTTCTAACAACTTCTCCATTTTCTGTTTTTATATTTTTAATCTTCCTTCCAATCACATTAACAAGTAGTGTGTGACTAGATTGAACAAAAAATCTCCCTGGTTCAGAGATTAAATGCAATACTGGTTTACTATCATCTGATTCAAATGGTGCATCAGGAATATAGAATTCAGAAAAAAAATCTTCGAAACCAAGCTGGACATTTGCACTGATATTACGAAGTAATTCCATAGATTTATCATCGTGAAACCCAGGAAACCCACCACCAATATCAATCATATTAAGATTATATCCAATCTTCTTACCCATATCAAATACCATTTTACATTGTTCTAAAGCACGATAATATTGAGTTGCATCCATACAACCACTACCAACGTGGAATGATACACCAACCACATTGAGATTCATATATCTAGCCAATGTTAATAATTGTTCAGCTTCATCATTAATATCCACGCCGAATTTTTCAGAGAATTTACAAAGAGAGTTCTTATCATCTACTTTAATTCTCATCAATAATTTACATTTCGGATGATATGTTTTAATTTTATATAATTCGTCCTCACTGTCAAATACACTCGTATCAACATCAATAGAACGAGCATATTGGATACTACTGCTTTCCTTGTATGGATTTGCATAAATAACTTTATCCATATCACTCACATAATCTTTCACCAAATTAATTTCATTCTTACTCGCCACATCAAAACCAACCCCAAGAATACTAAGAAGTTGGCAGATAACCTGATTAGGATTGCACTTGACCGCGTAGCGGGGTTCGATGTAGGGAAATAATTCGCGCCATAATTTATATTGTCTGACAATTTCACCCAAATTAATAATATAGAAAGCAGTAGATGGATTATTTCTTTCAAACACGCTTTCTATCATCTCGTATGTATCGAGGTCTTTTTCAGGAACCAATACATTATGCTCTTGAAGGAATAAACTGAGCTCAGCATATTCTGTTTTAATATCTATCATTAATATTAATATTATTTTATCTTTATCTGATTTCAATAATAGTGAATGATACTTGACAATCTAATGCAGTATTTGTATAGGTCCCAGAATTTAAGCATAAGGATGGAGTTATTTGTGTTATACCCGAACCAATATAACATAAGGTAATTGATGGTGTACTTGGGTCTTTATGAACTCCAATTTGTCCTTCTTTCAAAATAGTACCAGTTGAAATATTACCACTATAAATACGAGCAGTCCAGGAATTATTATTCGCTGCTGCTGATATATTAAGTGATATGGTATAATCGATACGATACAATTTAGCTGAATCTAGAGTAGAATATAATCCAGTAGTATCACTATATGTTATAGTAGAACTATTTGCGGTAGATTGATTAAATGTAGTCCAATTACTAGCTTGTGTGATTTCAAATGTGGTATTATCATCTACCCGAGTTGATAATAGTTGACCATAATAACTATTAGTATAATATCGTGGTGTATTGGAATAAGTTATTTCACCACTAGATGTATTATAGAGTAATACAGTAGTATTATCGTTATTTAATCGAATAGGTTTAATATAAGTGGCACTTGAATTACTACTGGATAGGGCGGAATTAGTGGCATTTATAATAATAGAATTATCATTTTGATTAGTAACACCTGCATTATAACCCAAAGCAATTGAATAATTACCTTGTCCGGTATAACCTGCCATATAGCCCATCGCAATACCATATGTTCCTTGATTTGCATAACCTGCATTATGACCAATTGCAATCGCATTTGTTCCTTGTGCAGTATAACCAGCATTCATACCCAGTGCAATAGCATAGTCATTTTGAGATGTTTTACCTGCATCAGTACCGAGTTTAATCTTACTGGTGGCACCGAAATTAATTCTATTACTATTCATTTCAATATTACCACTCATATCAATACCACTAAGATTAACAGATGTAGTATTTATCCAATTAGTACCATCATATTTTATCACATCATCTTGATTTAATGATGAGAATGAAACATCCGTTAAACCACCTAAATTAACAATAGGACCAGTTGGTCCAGTTGGTCCCGTATAGCCAGTCATACCAGTATCGCCAGTAGGTCCAGTCATACCTGTGCTACCTGTGCTACCAGTATAACCAGTTGGTCCAGTATATAGTCCCATTACATAGTAGCTAGCAATACAAGTGCCAGTGAAATAACCCGGTCCGTTTTGTACAACCAATCCACCACTTACAGTATAAGTTGTAGCGGTTGATGATACACCTGATACCCCAATGGTGCAATATGCTCCAGTGCTATCAGTTACATTAAAATAAGTGG